AATGAATGCTGATCACTTTAATGCTTTTGTTGCTTGTGAGCGTGTGGCTTGGCTTGATGGCCCTGCTCTTTCAGATATGAAGGCCTTAGTTAAAGCTGGACTCGTTATTTGTTTGAATGACGAGACCGCTGAATACTTTGGTACTGATGAAGCCAGATTATGGCCTAAACAAAAGAAATGTTGTGTGATGTTCATGAGTGCTACCAAGATTGAACCCGTCATGGAATCTAAGCTCCTCTCAATTGCGAAGATGGGTGAGAAGATTCAAACGTACGTTAAGGAAAATAAAACTCAATGTATTGTAGGTGGATTTGTTTTTGCATCTATTTGCACTGCTGCAGTTGCTGGTCTCCTTTATCAGTATAATGATAAGGTGAAGATAGCTATTGCTGGAACAGTGTGTGAAGTTGCCACCCCTATAATTGAGTATAAGGCTCCTTGGAAGCGAAACCCTAAGAATGAGGCGGGTGTTGAATACACCGACGCTGAGATGAAAGTTTTTAGAGAAGATGGAACTCTACCCCCTCTTGATAGTGGTGTTAGTCAGAGTCGTTCTTCTTTTGGTTTTGTATCCTTTCCTATTGCAAGTTATGATAATGTGTTTAAGAACACTAGTTTTCGTAAGATGTATGTGGAGGAGTGTTTTTTATTGTTTGCGTCCTACCAAAATGAAGGTGGGAAGAGATCTCAGAAGAATAAATCTTCCGGTGATCGGGCCAAAGACAATCAGCGTGAATTTGCTAAAGAACGTGCTGCTCTCGATTTTAAAGAGATGCGTGAACAAGTACGAGATGCTAGGACTGATTTTGACCGTGAACAAATTGATGATTGGTTATCCCAGCGTGATTTGATAGAAGATCAGATGCTTGAAATTGAAAAGCATGGATCGATTGCGCAGAAGGATGTTTATGACCAACTTGATAAGGAATACAGAAAATTGTCGTGGAATATTTTTAATATGTATGATATGTATCAACGTACTGAAAATGTGTCTAAGGTTACTGCAGAAGCTAAACCTGTGATTGAAAGACGTAGGGACCTTGATGTTCCAGCCTTTTGTCCTGTTGTCTGTCTTGAAGACAAAGGTAAAGCGGAGGTTTTGAATGAGAAGAAAGTTAATAGTGTAAAAGGTTTTGCACCTAGTGTAATTCCTCTTTTTTCTCAAGGTTCTCCGACCGTTTTACCAACAATTAGTGTTAATCCTCAACCAGTTTGGGTTCAACCTGTTGCTCCTGTTAATCCTCCCTTATGTGGATGGGAAAAAGAAGCTGAAGAACAGTTTGTTGAATCTAAGCCTGTTAAAAGTGCTCAACCTAAGCGTAAGCGAGGGAAGAGAAGTGGTAAAGGAAAAAAGAAACAGATTGAGAAACTTGAAGCTGAAATTGAGAAGCTAAAGCAATCTGGTCCTGAAGCCCCGAAAAAGAAATC